CCGTCCGGCCCTGTTGTTCTAAAACATTGCGGCTCAGTTCAGCGGACTGCAAACCTTGGCGTGAACCGCCGAAAGCGCCCGCCTGTACGGCGGCGGCATTCTGCTGGTTGCCCGCAATGTCGCCCTGCCTGCTGATGTCGGTCAAAGCCTGTTGTACAGCGGCATCTTCGTATGGGTTAAAGTACTGTGAGACGCTGCTGGGGTCAAAACTCTCCGCCGTATAAGACTGAGGACCTAAGTCAGCAGTTCCAAACTGGCCCGCTGCGTAACCGGGCCCACCTTGGAATCCCTGTGCCGTATACCCCGGTCCACCTTGGAATCCCTGTGCCGTATAGCCCTGCCCGCCTTGGAACTGGCCTGCATTGTAACCTAAAGCAGCGGGTCCTTGCTGGGCGTTGAAGCCTTGGGCCGTGTACCCCGGCCCGCCGCCAAATTGCCCGGTCGATTGCCCCAAACGCTGTTCGGACCGGCCCAGAGCGCCCGCGCTGGCGTCCTGATATCCGGGGGCGAAGCTCAATGCTCCGAGAGCACGGCCCATGGTGCCTAGCCCAGTGCCCAAGGTCTCTCTTCCACCCTGCGCAAGCTGCTGGTATCCGCCGATGCCGCCAGCCACGCTGGATCCAGCGATAGCCTGCCGCTCAAGGGCAGATAGCTGGGCGACATTTTGCCGGGGAAGATTTAAGGGTATGTCGGCTAGAGACTTACCTGATCTTATAAGGCCTAGTCTGAGGGCCTCAATTTCCGGGGCTTCCCGCTGGATGTTTTCCGTTGTGGTTACAGGCATGGCGCGTTACCCCTTCATCTCAAAGTTACGCATCATACTGTACAAGTTCTGAGCCCCCCGGTAGCGGTTGCCCTGCCCGGTGGGGTCTGCCCCTCGAACAGATTGGGCGTTCAGGACAAACTCGCCGTCCGAAAGCATTGCAGGAATGTCGTCGGACCGCTCGGTTCCGGGGCCCTCTACAAGCATTTCGCGCCGTGGATACTGGGGCTGGCCGTCTATAAAGCCCCCGTCGGCGGCGTAACGCGCATAGTACGGGTTACCCTGCAAAGGCGGCGCACCGTAGTTTGAACTGCCCCGGAAAGGCGGCGCAAACCGGTTGCGCGCGCGGCCAAAATCGACCGGTTGCGTTGCCTGGGAGGCTACTTGGAAAGGTCCGGAGGGTTCGGAGCCTGTGGCTCGTTCTACTTGGTACCGGTATGGATTAAGCGCGTCCGGGTCGCCTCCCCCAACTAAAAATTCATTTTCGCCGCCCGCCTCCCGTTCCCTTTCTGCGGCGGCGAAAAGTTGGTTGGGGCCGCGCAATATACCCTGCTGCCGTTCCGCCTCCCGTTCTTCGTCCGACTTTTCCACTTCCGGCGCGTCGAACACGCCGCCAAGGTATGCGGCACCGCCCGCGAGAGCGAGAGAGGGGCCATACTTAGCAAGCATACCGGGTTGGGCAGAAGCCGCAGCGGCTTTTAGCCCTGCGGTGGTGGCTCCGATGTTTTTGAAAGGCACGCCCGCTTGTTTCGCCATCGCAATGTTTTTGGATACATCCGTTAAATAGGCCTGTTTTGCTTTTGCCACATTACCAGCAATGTCCTTCGCGCTATCTCCGCCCCGGGAGAGATAATCCCCGGCAGTTGTCAGACCCTCGTCTATAGACTTTCCTGTCGATCCAAATAAACTTTCAAGGGTGGATACTTCCGCCGCCTTGGCGGGCCCTGCGGGTATAAGGCCAGAAAAGTCCATATCGCCCCCGCTGCCGATAGAATCGAACCCAGGCGTGGCAACAGGACTAGGTGCGGAAGTTAAGGCATTGGCAGATAGAGGGGGAGAAGAAGGAATACCGGAACCGAGAAGACTCGGGTCCGCGGGCACAAAGGCTTCGGGGAGGTTCGTGAAGTCGCCCGTGAAGTCAACGTTGCCCAGGCCCGGGTCCGCTGTCGGGGCTTCTGGGAGGCCCAGAAACGTTTTAGTTTTATCGCCGAAGCTGCCCGGCACATCGCTGCTGAAGATGTCTGAAAAGTTTGAAAAGTTTTGTCCGGCGGTGAGCGCGTCGGGGTTGTAAAAAGCGTCGGTGGCCCCCTCCAAGAAGCCCCCGCCTCCCGGCAAAAGGCCCTTGGCCCCGCCAACGGCGACGGTTGTTAAACCTGAAAAAATCCCGTTTTTAAGGGCGTCCCCAATACTGTCCCCAGCAATAAGGCTGCCTATTCCGCCGCCAAGGAAAGAGGCACCGAAGCTCCCCGCCCCGAAAAAAGTGGGGGAAAGAAAAGGAACGCCAAATGCAGCCGCCGCTATCGGAATAGCAATTGGCGCAATCTTTTTGACAACTTTAATAACGCTCTTGACCACGCTTTTGACCGCCCGGAAGATGCTTGAGAAAAAGAACTCGGGCATCCCGGTTACGGGGTTGATGCTGTTAAGTTCGTTGCCCACTACAAACTCGTTCGGGTCCAGCCCCATGTCCCGCATCTGCGCGAACAGCATTTCCTTAACTTGGGGGTTAGAGTCCAGAACCTCCATCGGGATGACCGTCTCGCCCTCGGCAGCGTGGACAACGTATATGTCACCATTTCTACCAAACTCCGCCAGCCGGTCTACCTGCTCCTGCATAGAGCCGATACCAATCGGTGCCAGATCATAATCCGCAGAGGCGTCCGCAAAGGACTGAATGCCGGTGTTTGATGGTGTGTATGCTTGCTGCAACATCACGATAGCTCCAATACATTTGCAAAGACTTGAATCTTCGACGCAACATCACAATTGAAAATGAGCGTGTCTCCGGATTCAAGGACAAAAGGTCCTGTAAACGACACGTCTGCGGTGGCAGAGGACGAGGCTAAAGTAGCCATCGTGACCTTCTGCAAAATCACCGTTACCGAAGCGGAGCTATCGGTTATTTTGGAGTATACCACCACCGCTCCCGTGTGGCTATTGTACATGTTTATGTTCTTCACCAGCGCAACAGTGGCCGCTGGACAGGTATACGCGGTCACATCCCCCGTGGCCCCGACAAGAGTAACGATGTTTTTGTATGCGGAGGCCATTAGTCCATAAACCAGTTCAGGCCATTGGTGTCGTCTTCTCCACTGATGACAGCAGGTAATTCGGTGCGCGTGAGAGCGTCCTCGATGGTACGCACAAGGCGTATCATTGTATCAAAGTCGTATTCCGGTGTTACCAACGGAAGGGCGGTTTCAAGTAACTTTGCCACTAGCGCCGCCCATCCGGTCGGATGTCCAACCGCACGTCGCCCAAGGTCCATGCGACATCCGTCGCGCTGCTCTCAACCCGGAGAACCGCCGAGCGGGACCGGGACCGGACAAAAGCCTGATCCGTGGTGCTTGTAATGGCACTCGTGGAGTTTGTAGCTAAACTCTCGCCGGGATAGTTCCGCGTCTTCAGGACGTAATTCACAGAAGTATTGGAATCGGAGCTTGTTATATCTATGTCCGGGATAATCCGGCTTACAAAGGCAAACTGGTCACCGTCACCGATAGAGAAGACCGAAGATTCAATAAACGGTGACATAGCCGCGCCGTCAGCCGTGGTCCCTGTTTCGTGGGCATAGACGTAGTTGAGACTGTCATCGACCCCCGCAGCACGCGGCTTGTCGTGGAGACCGAAGTCAACCCAGGCCGTCCGGGACAACGAACCGATGTCCCAGGTGTTGTCCGCGTAATTGTATTTTGCGTAACGGTCTATGTCCTCGCTATCGGCAGAGCAGTAGAACCAGAAGACTTCGTCAAACATCCGGTTGGATCCTGCAAAGAACTTCAGGTTCTGTTCGTGGTTTATGTCATCAAAGACATACCGAAGAACGGTACAGGGGATGGTCTGTATCTGCCCCGCGTACATGAAGAAGTTCTCTGTGTCCATCCAGAACACGCGGTCTCCGGCTGCCACCACAGCGTTTGGAGAGATTATGGAAGAATTGCTTGCCAGAAGATTAAACGAAAAGGTGAAAGGAGGGCCGACATATCGCATGCTGTAAAGGGAGGCGTCCGTCCATATAAGAAGCTGCTGACGGGTCTCGATAGCGGTGATTATCTCCGATCCGGACGAGAGACGTTGAGACCCGGCTGTATTAGTCACAGTGGGCGTCCAATCGACCGCGTTTTCCTGATCGGACCAGCGAACAAGAAGGAGATCCTGCGCCGTGGTGCCAAGGGTGTTGGCTCCCAGACAGATCACATGCCGGTCTGTATCCGAGACAACAACCTGTCGGGCTATCGTCGGCGCATCAGAAGCACCTGATTGGGCGCTCAGGGCCGACGCCCTGTTACCCAGACCAAGTGTCGCGTCCCAGTAGTAGATGTTATCATTCCGCACGTTGAGGACAAGATCCTCGCCGAAGTTGTCTTGCGACCAGAGCCGGGTTTCGCCCGCCGTGAACGGCTCCACAGCTTCTCCCCAGCCATAAAAGGCATTGGCTTCCTTGACGATGTCGCCATCGGAATGCGCCGCAGCGGTGGTTCCTCTGACGCCACGAACGACACCAGCATCCAGATCGTTGCTGGATTTTCCCGTGTACTGGATCAATTCGTCGTCTACCTGTATCAAACCAACAAAAGTCACCGTAGCGCCACTGGCGTGAATTGCGGCGGTGGTTCCATCGGCGGCTCGCGTGATATCACCAAGAATGTTACCCGCATTTGTCCCGTAGATGATGTTCTCGCTGTTTATCTTGACGGTGCCTTTTGCGGGGAAGCCGGTGGAACTTGTGACATTAATAACAGTGTCTACGACCGCGACGGCTGCACTTGTGGTCGATGCCGCCGTTTCAAAATCAGAGGCCGACGTAAGGTCTATCGAAGTGACGCTGGCATTTATCCCCCCGTCTAGGGTTGTCTGGGAATATGTGAGGGTTTCGCCACCAAAGTAACCGGCCCCCCAACCGGGGTCCAGCGTGAGAGCATCTGCGCCAACGTGAATCTGGTAGTTTGCGATCACTGCGGAGCCGCCGCCTGCCGTTGCCCCGGAGGACGCGCTACCGCCCGTGTCCAGCGTATAACTGCTGGCGGACACGATATTGGTGATGACCTGCTCTTTGTTCAAATCAGCAGTTGTCAGACCATCCACGGTTGTTGCACCACTGAACGTGACATAGTCACCCACGGCGGCCCCATGGCCTGCCGCAACAACAGTGATCTCCCCCGAACCAGCGCTTCCCGTAGTAAAAGGGTTCGCGCCCAAGGTAGCCGTGCTTCTAATCGGGGTGATGTCGTTATAGGTGCCGCCTTGTTCTATATAAAACTTTGAGGTTGTCCCCACCCCCATGAGCTTCAAGGCCCCAAGGGTGACCCAGTTTTTTAGCGACCGCACTGTTCCAACGACGGACGAGCCACTAACCCTGGACCAACCCCCTATCTTCTCGGGACGGCCTTTGCGGAAGCGGATCAAATCCGAATCAAACCAGCCTTGCTGGTCCGCAAAAGAAGTACTTTCGCGGTTAACTCCGGGTCGAAACTGGACCTTTGTCAGCGGCATATCATCTATTTACCAAGGAACCCCGGTGCCGGTTAAGGGAGCCTTGGATAGCGCAATCTGAGACGCCACATCGGCCTCAAGCAGGGTAACTTCGTCAGACCCGAGTGCTTCCTTTGCCCATGCGATTGCGTTGGCCTCTGTCACGTCGGCATATGCAGTAAAACTGGACAGGTCGTCGGTGTCGATGCCCACAGAGCCATACTGGCTACCAGAATGATCTACACCATCCACTGTCTCGCTATCCTTCACATTCCAGTGAACCCTCGTGATAACGTCCGCTTTTCCGCCAAGCGACATTGTGCGATCACAGGCCGCTATTTTCCATGTTGCCGCCATGTTACTTTCCTTCCTCTGCTACTGCCTCGGAAGATTCAGCATCTTCCGAAGTCTTCATTGAGATCATAAATGCGTTTGTGAATGCCTGTTCTGCCGCCTTGACTTGATCCAGTTCAAACATCAGATTTGCGTTTTTGACCTTACAGGATCGAAGTTGTTTAACTAGGTAGCTCTGCTCCTCGTTAAAGTCTTCCTCGGTGTATTTGGTGCCGTTAAGGTTGACTACTTCTTCCACTTTGTTCTCCTGTTCAAAAAGGTTTTATTATGCGTATGGACTATCGCCTAATACATCTGTGTCCCATGCAGCTTTTAGATTAGTTATATTGGCTGCATCGGCAATTGCTGAAGCAGCAGGGGCATCTCTCAGTGCTTTTTTCACAGCAATACTTGCTGCCTGTGCGGGTGCATCAGCAACCTCCAAAGCTCTCATGTAAACTATATCTTCAGCATCAAGCAGCGGAGTCCTTACTTCTCTAATTTTATCTTTAAATATAACCTTAGATACCGTTACGTCTTCAGTTATGATTGAACCACTTAACGACCACGCATCCCTGAAATGTCTATCGGAAGGAACCGTAGCATCATCGTATGCAATACTGTTTCCGTCTTTGTCTACGATAGTATTTGTTGCCATAGGTATCTCCTTTAAGCTGCTATATCTTCGTTTATCTTCCAAGCATTACGCCACGCACGAGTAGCTGGAAGCTGTTCTTTGCGGCAGATGACCATTTTGAGTCGGTTGCCCTCGTTGTAGGAACGCCACACAGATTGTGGCACGTCCTTCATAATCAAATATTCGATGGCTCCCTCTTCCGACAGAGCCTCGACAGGCTTGGTATCGTGCAGCAAGAACCCTCTCGTATGTCTTTTAAAATCAGGCTTGGCTTCATCCTTTGCCAACTCCCAGTATACCTCTACCGGGGGAATAATGCCGCCTTGTAGCGCACAAGCCATCCAGTTAGGGTCAGGAATCAATATCTTTGCACATTCATCCATCTCGGTCTCGTAAACAACACGGTAGGCAGACTGATGAGCCGTCAAGTTTTCCTTGGCCCACAGAAGCCTTTTCCATAACTTTGTGCCTTGAAATTC